GCCGGAAAACTCCGGATTTTCAAGATATCGCCTGCAGACTTTTTGTGGACGCAGAAGAAATTCACCTACAAGATCTCCAATGCTTTCAAAAACTTTAAGTGGTCAGCTTATGGTTTTAACCCCTATAATGGGGGTTTCGACTCGCTCGCCAGAAAGATTTTGGACAAGCCTGTGAGATTCTGTTATGACATTTCGGGATGGGACAAATTTATCCCATTCATGCATGACGTCTATAGAAATTCTCTACGATACATTAAACCGGAACATATTTCCGAGTATAAGTGGATGATGAACAACATCACCCTTCCCTTAGCACGGCTGCCTAACGGCGACGTCGTTTGTAACGACGTGGGAAACCCCAGCGGCTCAGGATCCACAACACTTGACAATATTCGTTGTCATATATTGCTAATGGCAATGCTTCTAGCCGAAGCTCACTATGAAAAGGTAGGTTATCTCCCTAATATTACTAAAGTCGCTGCTCAGCACGTCTTTTTATATGGAGATGATAACATTGCCTCAGTCGATGACGAGTTTTCGTTCATCGCCGATGCCGAATGGCTTTCTATTAGATTTGCAAGGTATGGGATGAAGTTGAAGTTTCTCGAAACATCGTTTGACGACGCTGACATTGAGAATTTATCATTCCTTGGAGCGCATTTCCGTAAGAAGAACAATTATTATTATCCTCTTTACGACGTTGCCCGTCTTGCCCACTCCTTCGCTCACGATGCAAAGAAGATGGACATCTATGCCTACTCGTCAAAGATCTTGTCTTTGACCATCATGTCGTGGCCATCGGACCACTACCACGTCTTTAAGGACGCCATGGACTGTTTCTTTGACAGCCGAGAAGTTGTGCTAAATGACGATGAAGCACTCACAGCGCGACGTGCTCTTTGCACGTCACTGACGGAATACGACATCAAAGCATTCTATCAGGGACTGGAGAGTAGGGTTTTACTTTTTTTTAACCCTTCCAACGTTATCACACAAGCCTCGCTGTCCGGTGGATTTGGAGGATTTAAAGATTCAGTCATGTCGGACTTAAACCGGACTATCGCTAATGAAAATGTTCAACCTATGAGCGTTCCAAACGCCGCAAAATACAACCGATCGATGAAGGTTCTTGGTCAAGCAATTGACTCAGGGGTCGTTTCGGAAGAAGGATTTGCATGGCTTCGCTGTGCACTTGACCCATTCACCGACTCGTCAATCACCAATCTTCAGGGAATGCCTAGTATGCGTTCTGGTCGTAGCGTCGTTCTCCCTATTACACAGGAGATCGTCGTCACTAAACCGACTGGATTTACAGGCTCAACCTGGGGATTCCGGATTGACACTCGACCTCATTTGAAACCCATCCCAGAGCTCGCCTCGTCGAACATAACTGGAAACTCCATTAGGCCGGGGAACCTTACTGGTTTCGCGGGCTATCCTGTTACCATCGCGTTCGCTGACGCTGGAGCCGATTTCGCTGCTGATTCTGATGCAAATACCATTGGACTTTATGTTCCGGATGGATCTATAAACTCTCCTTACCGTGTGATCTCACATGGGGTGGAAGGTTTTGATTCAACCGCTGAAATATATCGGCAGGGATCACTTCTTGCGGCCTCTATTCCTCAGACTTCACGATTCGACTCGTACTCGATCTTTGCTGACTCGTCTGCGACTTCACGTGTTGGAGTTGCCGATTGCAAATTCTGGAGGAACGCCCCAAAGAACAAAGCCGAGATGGTTTTGTCACCTGATGTGAGAGAGTGGAAAGCACAAGACGGTTTTTACGCCATCGTTCCTCTCTCCGGTCTTGACGATGATCGCATGGGATCAACAGCTACTGGTTTTATCAGATCTGCCACTGGCAGGGAGATTTTAACCACCTATACTGCACTCACATGTACCTTTAATTCTACAACTAATGGTACTGGTGGTCCCCAGGGTAGCGCCCAAATCATCGGATCAGACGCCGGTCACAGTCCTGTTCAACAAACTGTGATCATGGTGACAGGACTCAACCCTCTTGGAACCTACACCGTCAGAGCGAGGTGGTACGTTGAAATTTTTCCG